CTTACGCCAACGATACAACAATTGAAATGAACTCTGCTCCTACTGGGGGGCAGCGTTTACGCATTTACCGTTTGACTAATGTAGATGATCTGAAAGCTACCTTTGCTTCTGGTTCGTCTATTCGAGCCCAAGACCTTAATAATAACTTCCAGCAAAATAACTTTGCTGTTGAAGAACTTAGAAATTATTATTGGGACAACGAAGTTGCTACGATTCATAGCGACGAAACGTGGGTTAGCTCTGATACTCAGATTGCTACCACAGCTGCTATGGATCAGCGGTTTCTTGATGAAGCCGATGAAGTTATTCTTAGTTCAGAAACCTGGGCTAGTAATGATGATAGCGTTGCTAGCACAGCTTCTATTGACAACCGCATAGACAGTAAGATTGATACTGCTATCGAAGGAGACATCCTGATTGATGCAACTGGTCTTACTAAGGTTGCTACTGGTGGTCAAGTTACTCTTGGTATTGGCGCTAATTCTGTTGATCTAGATCGGATTAAAAACTCTGACGTTGTTACCAGCTCTGAAGGCTGGCCTAATGATGATGAGACTATTGCTACAACTGCAAAAATCGATGATATGATCGATTCTGCTATTGAAAGCGATATTCTTATTGACGGTACTGGTCTGACTAAAACTAGCAGCGGTGGACAAACTACCCTTGGTATTGGTTCTGGTGCTGTTGATTTTGATCGAATCAACCCTGCTGATATCATTACTCAATCTGAGCAAAATGCTGGTGCAGCTGAAACTGATACTAGCATCTTTACTTCTCTAGCTGCTGCACGTAGGTTTGATACGTTGGTTCAAACCGCTACTCCTACTGGTAGTCAGTGGGAAGTAGGTAAGACTTGGCTCCAGAATGATGACGACCTTACGTTGTCTATTTGGAATGGTGGTGCTTGGACTGCTATCACTTCTGGTGGTACGTTTACTGAACAACCTAGTGTTGTTTATGTGGACCAAGCATCTGGTGATAATAACAACACTGGTCATCGTATTAGCACCCCTAAGGCAAGTATTAAAGCTGCTATTGAGCAGATCAACGAAGAGATTGACATTGATTTGACTAGCGGTGGTAGCGGTTACGTTCCTGGTAACTATGCTGCAGTTAGTTTGACTGGTGGTACTGGCACTGGATTGACTGCTGACATTACTGTTAATGCTACTGGTAATGTTTCAGTTGTCACTCTGAACAGCCGTACTCCTCTTGTTGACAGCTATTACATCGGTGATGTTCTGTCTGCTAATGCTGCTGACCTTGGCGGTTCTGGTTCTGGTCTTGAGATTACTGTAGAAGGTGATGGTGACGGACAGATCGTTGTAGTGTCTGCTGGTGTCTACCGAGAAATTGCACCTATTCAAATTAAGCGTCGTAACGTTTCTATCATCGGTCAAGCACTGCGTAGCTGTATTGTACATCCTACTGTTGATACTGAAACTAACAACCTGTTTGAACTGAACAGTGGTAGCTACTTGAGCAGCATGACCTTTACTGGCGTTAAAGCTGGTACGGGTACTGGCAACACTCTTGATGCTACTCTTCCTACTACTCAAGGTTGGAACGCTGCATTCTATAACAATGCGTTCATCACTAAATCTCCGTACATCCAAAACTGTACTAACTTCTCGGATAGTGAGATTAACAACAACGCTTTGAATGCACATAACCCTGCTGGTGGTGCTGCTAGTGACATTGACTCCGATCCTACTGGTGGTGGTCTGCTAATCAACGGTGCGACTCCTCATGACGATAGCCCCTTGCGGTCTATGGTTTGCGACAGCTACACCCACGTTGCATTAAATGGTCCTGGTATCCTTGTTACTAACAACGGCTATGCTCAGTGCACCAGTAGCTATGCATTCTTTAACCGTTATCACATCAAGTGTCTGAACGGTGGTCAGGCTAACCTGGCTGCTTCTACTACTGACTTTGGTACTCAAGCACTTGTTGCTGATGGTCGTTCTACTACTGCTATTTTTAGTGGTACTGTTCAATCGAACGCAGATGCAGGAGCTACTGTATTCCGTGTTCATAATCTTGCCGCAGATCCTTCGTGGCATGGTAGTGCAACACGTCCTCAATCTAATATGCTGGTTGAGGTTAACGGTGATGTATACCCAATTCTTTCGGTTACTGCCCACGGTGCTAGTAGCTGGAATGTAGAAATTAGTAATCCAGATCCTAATAATCGTAGTAATAATCTTGGACTAATTTCTGCTGTTAGCAGCAACGATGATGTTGATTTCTTCCTCCGTTCCCAGATCGCTTCTAGCGGTCACACTATGGAGTACGTCGGTTCTGGTACTAACTACACCGCACTGCCTGAGAACGGTGGCGTCCCGATTGAAGCTAATCAAGTTGTTGAATCTAACAACGGTAAGATTTGGACTGCTACTACCGATCACAACGGTAAGTTTAAAGTTGGTGACTTCTTTGAAGTAGACCAGCAACTTGGATATGTTACCATTCCTGAAGGTTCTATTGCATTTAACTTGTTGTCGGATACTACTCCTCAGCTTGGCGGTAACCTTGACGTAAACGGTCC